CCTGCGGAACGTATATACCACCAACAGCAGTAGGTGATTTAGAATCCAGTAGTAAATTGAATTTTTCTTTTTCAGTAAATCCGCTTACACGATATGACAGCTGCATTGTGCTGTTTGCAAGATCATATTTGTATTGAGTTAAAGATCGTTGATTCTCGTGTTGAATATAATCAACAATATAATTAACAAGGCCGGCAGTCTGCACTCGCTCGCTGTCTGAATAAATGCTTGGGGTAACAACATCTTTTAATCGAAGACGCAGTTTTGTGTCTTTGTATATTAGTTGATTCGATGCATCTCTATAGATTCGTGAGCGATCAAATAATAAACCCATAACTTTAGAAGGGTATGTTAACAGTAATGTAGAAATAATACTAAAAGGATAATACGAACTTCTGCGCCACGCATTCTCTATTGGGCTAACATCACCAAATATATAATCGCCCAAAGTAATTTCTGTAATAACTCCGTCAGCTAAATTATTAGTAGTAGGACTTACAATATTTCCATCTTCATCAACTGGCAAATGTTTTGTCAAATACGGTTTAACATATTTAGGATTACGGTAAATTGGTTGTCCCGGAACCTTGATAATGCCTTCGGAAATATCTTGCCACATTACTAGATTGTCTGATGTATATGGAGCTGAACCATATTGTTCTTCCCACCATGAGGGTTCAATGCTAAACCCCAACATCTCCCATGGGCACACATTTGGACGGTCGGTATCATAGATCCAACGATAGATACCTCTCCAGTACCCGGGCAATGTTCTTCCATCAGGTGCAGCCAATCCTCGATAGTTAAATGTTAACGGATTTGTTTGATCATAAGATAATGGTTTTGTAAAATCTCTATTAATTAAAGTAGTCCATTGATAAAAATTTGGTGCTAATACTTTATTAAATTCATCTAATGTATAATCTCCTACTTGACTATATCGTGGAATTAGATCGTTAACATCAAAAATATCTAAGTCGTAACTAACTTTGATATTATTAAAGATTCGTTTTTCTAATTCTAATAATAAGTCGTCACGATAGTCACCGTAGGCTAAAATAATGCTGCCGTCGTGTCCTTGAATAACTTCTCGAGGAGTCAATAACGAGTTATCTAAATATTTTTTAGGTTCAAATTTTGGCCACATTCCCAACTTAGTAGGAGTTGCAGGAACATAACTACCATCTGTACTTTCATATTCTACAATAGTAATTACATCGTCGTTGGCCACAACTGCTTGTGAAGTTAAAATAATAAACCCGTCAGTATGGAAGGTGTAATCGATGTCATGTAAAATTTGTTCACCATTAATATAAACTAAGACAGCGGTTGCTGATAACTTGTCTAAACTGAATGTAGTAGTTAAAGGATACGTTTTAGTTCTATAATCAACTACCGTGATGTTTGTAGTAATTGCTGATCCATTAGGAACCATATCACTAAAATAATAAGGTGCAGTCTTAGGTTTATTTTTATTAATTTCATTTAAAATTAAATCAACAAATGCAACTGTATCAGTATCAACACCTAAATTTTCTGAAATATTAATAAAATTACGTTTAAATGCACCATAGTCATCTCTTGATTGCTCTAGAGCTTTTAATATATTATTTGTTTTATTGGTAATATGATATAATGCTAACGGTAATGCTCCCGCATGTTGCACAAATCGTGTTCCATAAGGACTAACATTGCCTAGATCTCTTAAATTGCTGGCTCCAAGATACTCTCCGTCAAAGGTGTCTAAATTATCAATTATTGAATCTACGTGGTCAATCACTTCTCCTAGAGTAAACTCTATTGGATTTTCATTCATTGGATTATTTTGAAGATTGATAGGAAGCTCGTAATAACCGTTTTTATTTTTAACTTGGGCTGCAAACGTTTTTAATGTAATAACATCAGTTGATTGATAATTAATTTCTGCAGATGTCATACTGTCTATGTTAAAATAGACATACTTAAATCGGGTGCCGTTTTTAACTTCCCAGTATTTTTGATCTAATCTCTTACCGTTTATATAGACACGCACTTCGAGATCTAAAAGATCAGTTATATTGTCATACACATCTATGTCAAAATTATTTGTTTTATTTGGGTCACGATAAATTCTTACCGCAGGTTGATAACGTGTAACGTTGCTGATTTCCCAACCTGATACATATGATATATTAGTTAAACTATCAAATTTTACTAGTTTTCCTACAGCAACTGATTGCGTTCTTACATCAATGATTCTTTTATAAACAAATGTGTCACTTAACAAATTAAAGTTAAAAACAATATCTCCAATGTTATTAATATTCTTATAAGATAACGGAAACCCTAGTTTGCTATCACTAATACCAGTACCTACTTTATATGAGAATAGTTTTGTACCAACAAATGATGTTCCGTCGTAAACTGTCATATCTCCATAACTGTGGCCGTTTTCATCAACTACATCAAATAGCGGAGCTTGATTTACACCAGTCTTTTGTTGGCCTTTTGCCCATGTTGATCCATTATAAAAATATGTTAGTCCTTGATTTTTTGTGCCAAACTTAATCAATACTGACTGATTTTCTATAGGTACTGCATCTTCTACTAAATGAATTTGTCGTTGAACTGATTCCCCCGGAGGAGTAACTCGAATAAATTCTACTTTATAAATTTTATTTTTTACAAGTATGTCTGTATCAGCTAAAAATAATACACGCTGACCTTGTGTAAGGTTAATACCATCAACAATATAACTCGGTTGTCCTTCAACTGTTGAAAATACATCAGAGGTAAACGTATCGATAAGGTCAACATCTACTGTGGCTTCTAAGCCAAAGTTGTAAAGTTTAATGCCAGCAGCAAACTCAATAATAGGTCGAACAGCTCTAGCATCTTGATCTAAACTGGCAATTTGCCCGTTGAGAGAATAACTTGTTTCTATAACATTTTTATGGAACCAACGATTATTACGTGCCCACGGATTTCTATCTTTACTTCCGCGATTGATAACAACATAGTCTTTTGATGTACTGTATGTTGTGGCAACGTCAAAAGAATACTGATCAAACGGACTATCGTCAAACGGAACTGAAAAACTATCTGTAGTATTAGTAATAAGTTCTAAATCATTTTCAAGTACTAGATGTATTTTAGACCCAACTCCTTCTACATAATAAGATCCGGTTGCATATTTTTCAGGTGTCACATTACCTTTAAACCTCAACTTCATGCCGTTGCTTAACTTAGTACCGTCGGCTAACTTAAAAGTCTTTTTACCTATAATCTCATTTTCAACATCGATAGCAGTATTTTCTTTAATATCATAAATTTTAAAAATGCCTCCTAAATTAGGATCATTTTCACTGACATAGTAAAGAACATTAGGAGAGTTCTCGGGAATTGTTATAGTAATGGTTCCCAACTCAACTGCATATACAGTATCATTGCCCCAGTTATATCTGGCATCAACACCTGCTAGTCTTTCTGTTTTAATGCTAAATGGTTCGCCTGGGCTGGTTATTTCAAAATGGTAGGTATGTCCTCTATACAATTTTAATGCAGGGTTTCTATTAAGGCCGTTGGGGGTAAGGACATATTCTTTATATCCTAGTTCGTCTTCAATCCTTACAGTATAAGTACTCTCAATTTTTTGTTGTAGACCATAAACACTAATAACTGGAGGACCATAAGGCATCCAATAGTATTGTTGAAAATTAACAAACTTATCCCAATCAATGTGAGGATTCCAAGAATACAATTCTTGACGATTTAGGCGTTCATGGTTAGAGATGTCAGCACCAAATACACTTAACTGATTGATATAATCTATATAATCTTTGTAAAAATTTACGTTATCTAGTGTGTCTTTTGACACCATACTAGGTTCTAATTGATAATTTTGACGCTGTGAGGTCACTGCCTCAACAAAAATATCATTAGTCGTAGATGATTTAGCGTTTTGTCTACCTATAAATCCAGTAACTTTTTTTACAGCACCAGGTTGCGTAAGCTGATCTAATGTAGATTGAATAAACTTTTTATTAGTATCAGTTCTATAATATCGTGGTAACAGCTCAGAGTTTTTTCTTTTACTGTTTGAAATAGGTACTGGATTTTCTGATTGATTGTTGCTCATTTATTCTCCGCTTATGCGCTGGTAATATTTTGTTGTAGTATTGCTGTAGGTGAAATTACTGTATTTCCCGAGGCTTTGATTGTACTGGCTGTAATATTAGTAATAATTTCAATATCATCGACTACAGCTCCGTTGATAAACAACTGGTCAGACTCGGCTGTTATTTCGAACAGACTACCAAATGTTAAATTACTTGATTTTGGAACCACAATAAAATTAGTAATTAATGGTGCTAGTCTATTCATTACATAAGTTGACAACTCTGAGAAATAAAATTTATCTCCAAAATCCCAATTTTCTAAAGCAAAAAATTCATTTATTGCTGACAGAACAGTTGCTTTAATTTCATTGTCGCTAGATACTTGTGCAACATTTTTTACAACTTTAAAAGTTGCTTGTAAATCTTGAGATGCGGCTGCGCCAAACAAAACTTTATATCGAACTGGATGATATATGATCTCATCGCTGATTGATTTAATTAAATTCAATGACGGTGCAAGTGTTTGATATAACGAATCAGAGCTAGGTGGCAACGGTTCATAGTCGCGACTGCCTGCAATCCATTGTCTAAACTGAATGTCATATGTTTTAGTTAAGACAAATATATCTATTATGTTACTCATACCAGGATCAATCCTAGATTCATAATCTGCACTATGTACATATTGAAATTTAACGTCGGCTCTTCCTAAAAATACTTTATAATTTAAAGATACAACTAGTGTATTTGTAGTCCTGTTAAGTTTTTTAACAACATTAGAGTCAATAAAATAAAAATACTGTTCATCAACATAGGTAGTTAAATCGTTATCAACGTCAAACTCAGACTTTAAAATTATCACAGTGTCTAAGCTGTTATCAATATATTTGTAATCTTCTTGCCCTTGTTCAATGTAGTATTTCTCTTGAACAATATAAGATTTTTTAAATACATCAGGATCAGTTTCTGTGATCAACGGTGAAGCAACTAATGTTGAAAATAAATCAGGACGATCAACAATGCCGTCATCATTTGAATCAGCAAATACCACTTCAATTTTTTTAGTGTCTTTGTAACCGTCCAGTCCTTTAAAATCGTCATTAACCTCCCAAGTTAAATCTAAACTCAAAGGTGTAACCTCTGACGGTTTTGTATTAATACTTAAAACATTAATTCTATCCTTAACAATTAAATTAGTAGTGCTATCATAGACCTTATCTGTGCTGTCAAAATAGAAACGAATTTGATCTTTACTTTCAAATATATAACGCATCAATCTAGTAGTTACAGTATAACGTTCCGTGTCAGTGGTAAACAATAATAGCCAACTAGAATCTAAATTTTGATTAGTATTATCACCAGTTTTTCCAAGACTAAATTCTGATTTAGAATCTAAATTAGTTTCAAAAATAATCTCCCAAGAAGCAGTATCGATTGCATATCTCAAACCAAATGGTTTGTTGGCAAATATTAAATCTATCATGGTTAATACTACACTCGAACTTAGAGTAGTTCGCCATTTAGGAATTACTTGAGATACACGGGCTGTTTCAGGTATTACTTGATTTAAGATAACAGGTCCGAGGCCAGTAGCCGTTACAATACCAGTATTATTTGCTGTACCGTCACCGACAATAGATACAATTGATGCCCAAATAGATGTAGATCCATTTAACGGAATACCGGTGTCTGGTATAGTAGACAGGATATTATTATTAGCTGTTTGAAAATAATAACCTGTGGGTGCGTTAAATTTGATAAGAGCACCGGGTTGTACATATTTTAAATTATTAGTAGTATAAGATCCTAGTTTAGCCGGAGAATCGCCTAATTGAAAATAGCCAGTAGATTCATTAGTTTCCTTTGTAACTTGACTCCAATCAATATTTAAACCATCATATGGTAAAACTGAGTATCGTTCGTAATAAAAGTTTCTTAAATTCTTATCTTTCAATGCATCAATAACTGTATTGTAGATAACACCTTCAATGTCTGTCTTTGACAAATACGTAAAATTAAATGTTTCAGTATAATTCTGTTTGTACAAAACCCCATCATCAGCAAACAAATTTGTTGAACTATATTTTCCCGTAGGATCTTTTAAATCAAAATATCTACTAATACCGCTACTTGATCTGTTTACACTCTTAATCTTTGCTACGTCTTGATTAATGGCCAGTGGACTAATATTATAGTCTTCGCCGGTGATCATTCTATTTTGTGTGTAATAATTTGCAGGAGCATTGGCTTTAATATTGTCATTGCTTTCTGTGGCAACTGAGTTGTTAACTGTTGTTTGTAAATTTAAAGTAATGGTCAATGTTTCACGTTGTCCCACATTAGAAACATAGGGGATATCAACACTGATACCCTTCATATCTTTAGGATTGATGGTATAGGTTAATCCGTTGCTAGTTCTATAATAAGTTCTAAACGTACCTAGTGGTAAATTACCAAATGTGCCATCACTGAAAGCTAAACTGACTCTATCACCTACGCGGCTGACAACACCATAGATGTTTTTAATATTCTTTTTAAGGCTGTTATAGATAACATTGTTGCCTTCAAAGCTAGGTACTTTAGCCCATTCTTCTGATTCTAATCCGTTTTTATCTAAACGGTGTAACCACACATCTGTGTCATTGATGTTAATGGCATCAATGTCAATAGACTCATTGTTGTTAGGCTGAGTAATTGAAAACGTACCTTGATTTAATGTACCTTGACGAAATTGTAAGAAGAATCCTGAATTAGGACTTGCTGCACCGCGTCCGTCATCTCTATATAAAAATGCTAGATGATTTCCAACACGGGGAGTTTCTTCATAGATATAATCTTCTCCAGAAAACACTGTAGATACTAACTCAAAACTCATAGTCCTACCGTCAATGGGCTTGTTGAAAGCATATACAGGAACATCAGTATTAACACCCTGAACACGATATTGCTCAGTAGGGATACCGTAGACAGTGGCCTTATCTTCTGGACTGCCGTATTGATTAGACTGTGATAGCGCGGCGTTGATAATCTTAATAAACTGATCATACCAATTTGAATTAGCAGGGTCATTCCATACCGCAAGTTGTCCAGCAATATTGCGGCCGTTGCTGTCTATGATAGCCTGCGTTGTTCTTACACTTCCAAACTTTAATAGGCCATTTGCAGGCTGATTACGCTTGGCATTATAGCTTAATAAACGTGCTAGACGTAGCACACTTTCGCGGCGCTCTGCTAGCTCTAAGAAGTTTTCGCGGGCATTTAAATCAACACGGAAAGCTATGCTTTGGCCCAAGAATGCAATAAGGTCAATTAGGGCAAGGTATTCACTTGATTCAATGTAGTCGTTGTAATCTTCTGGGTAATTTTGACGAATGTAGGAGATCATTGTCCTACGTAAATTCTCAAAGTCGTAGCTTTGGAAGTCGGCATTGCGGAAACTCTGGTATACTTTTTTCCAGTCTTCTGCCACTAATAATCTATTTTGTCTATCTGTTGATGACATAGTTGTTCCTGTTTTTAATATTTATCGCTTATAGTTAACTGCGTATTTTACTCTGCCAATAATCCGTTTCTTTGATCAAAACTTAATCTCATACTTTGACTAATGTTGTAGGGTAAATAGGTCAACACACACTCTATTTGTATACCACTTTCGTAGGCAGTAACTATTACTTGATCTGCTTTTATACGGGGATCATAGTTAATAATATCTGTGACATTTTTAGTGATTACTTGTTTTAGTTCTTCAGTCAACGGTTCAAATAATGCATCCCATATAACTGTACCAAACGTAGGATTCATTAGTCGTTCACCTTGTCGTACATGAAAGTGATTAAGCAAATCTTGCTTAATTAATTCAAGGTCAAATAAAGAAGAATTTTCACTGACAGAGCTGACCGTACTGAATCCTTTATAGGTCTGTGTACCTGGAGTTTCTGTAGCTTGATATTGTGGTACAAGCACAATTTTTTCATATAAGTTAGCATTAGTAGTCATGATTATCTTCCTTGGCGATTACCAAATGGTGTTGCATTTCCAGGTGGGGGATTATTATCTGGTGGTCTAATTTTTTCAAACGTATCAGTTATGGTGAGTATTTTTTCCATGCTGTTGGAGTTTCGATCGCCAACGCATTTTCTCTGCTAGTTTTTTCTGCTGTAAATTTAGCGGGGTCTAGATTTTCATGATGTGGCCAAGGCTCGTGCGTTGGAATACGTTTCATTATACTAGTATAAGTTTGAGTATTTGTCTCGTCTGGTAGTTTAAAAGTTGTCATCGCTGTCAGCGTTGCTGCGGTAGCAGCGGTTGGGCCATTCATGTGAACTTGGCTAGCAGTTTCTACATGGTTTCCTCCACTCTTAATATTAGTTGATCCGCTGGCGGTAAATTTATTTGCTCCGGTTGTATTGAGATCAAATCCTGCTTTACAGGTAATTTTTCCATTGGCTCCAACATAAATTTCTGTGTTGGCAGCAGACTCCGTACGAATTTTTGCACCTGATTTAATATTAATATTTCTACTGGCTTCTAAATTGATATCTCTATCTGCTCTGAAATTAATATCTTGTTTAGTATGAACACTAATACTATCCTCAGCGTAGATATCAATTTTTCCGTTGCTAGATAATTCTATCCAACTAGTTCCGCGAGCATTACCAATATAAATTAAGTCTTCACTATTGTGCATCAATATCTGATGCCCAGTTCGAGTACGAATTCTTAATAACTCATTGTGAGGAATGTCAGGTTGGCCTGTAGTCTCTCCGTTGGCAACGCTGGCATACTCCGGAGCAGCTTCGCTTGCAGATTTTTTACGAAGGAATTTATCATCTCCATCATCCATGACAAAGGTCGTGCCGCCTAGTCTGCTGATAAAATAATTAACTTGGTTATCTAACTTACCAACTCGTCCTTTTGGAGCTCCGGATCTTTTATCCACAGGGCCGGGTGTACTAATGCCAAATACTGTGCTTGGTGTTTCTCTACGAGCACTGCTGGTTGTTATACCACGTATGTCATCGTTGATTAATCCCTGTGCTACTAGTCTATCTGTTAGTGGATGCTGAGGTTTTTTAATTTTCGTTGAATCTAATTCAGCGGCGCCTGCTAATTTTTTATTGTATTCTGCTACTGGAGATCTAGTATAGTTGCCTTCAACATTGTATTTTGTTGCGGCTACTCCTGGCACCATAAAGTTTTGATCATTATCAGCAACACAGCCTATCCAAAAGCCACGTTTGGGATCTCCATCAATGAAAATTACCATGACCGTAGATCCTACATCTGGAGGTACGAACCACATACCGTAACTTTTTTGTGTTCCGTTGTAATCGTTGTTTTGATTTATAAAATCAACACTAGTTTGGCCAGCAAAAGGACTCATGTATTTTACTTGGACAAGATTTCCTTCGGCGCCGCTTTCGTTGCCTACAGGTCTTAAAATTTCAACTTGTAGTCCGCCCATGTAATTAGGATCAAGATGACTAATCACTTTGGCTAAAAAAGGACCAGGTTGCGGTGTGGGTTGCTGTGATGATCTAATTTCTTCTGCCATTATAGTCTCGATCCGCTAGGAACTCCTTGGTAAGCTCTATTTGTACTACTAGTCCCAGTTATTGCACCTAGTATACTAGCATTAGTTGCATTAACTGCTTGTTGTCCTTCATTAGGCGGAGCAGCACTAGGAGGAACTGAAGTAGAATCAGTTGCTTGAGGATCAGCTTGTACTTCAACTCCTGGAAACTTAGTTGCATAATCAGATTTATTTTTCTCAGCGGCTTCTTGCATGCCTCTCCTATTAAGATGTAATGTTTGTATAAATTTTCCGCCACTAAAAGAATGTGATATAGTATTAATTTTAAATAGTCCAGAATAATTTAATAGTATTTTTGAATCTGCAAAATCATACATTCCCGTACGCTCATTAATATCAATAGGTGTCCTAAAATTAACTACTATGTCAACCTCACTTGTTTGATAATTTACTGAACCATTATCGTTCATATTCATTAATCCCGTGGTACTAGGAGCAGAATAATTTCCTAACCCGCTATCCCCAATATAATACGGATCCCCAATTATTTTTAGATCAACGGTCAACATATCAGCACCTTCGGTAACTGCTTCGTAGAATTGTCTTGCTACTCGAGTTTCAACTGTTTCGCTACCGCCGCCACCTTGCCTATCCGTACTGGTTATAGTTCCAACAGGTAATGTTTTAGTGCCAGCAGATCCCACTTTAGGATTTTTTTGTCCTTCTAACGGTGGACTTTCAACATTGGCGCCATCTACTGCACTGTTATTTGCTTGTTCTTTAACATCTTGAGATTGACTATTATTGGCAGCTGTAAATTTTGTATAGAATCCACTTTTAATCTCAATGTTGAAATCTAAAATATCTATATTTTTACCAGTGTAAATATAATTGTATTCTTTAATTGCTTGTTTTTTTAAATTTTCAAATCCTGGGGCAGGTGTATTTGCCGGCATAAACTTTCCAGAATGCACACGATAAGGAACAACCCTATAGACTATTAGTCTAGGCTTAGTACCAGTCTTAGTATAGTTTGCTTCGCTGGGTATTTGATAAAACTCAGTGTCAATACGCCACCATGGTAGCATACCATTTTCATCAATCTGTTCTTTTTTCAATGCTTGTCTAGCATAATCACTTTGTATAATCACTTGGTTTATTGCGTTGATAATGTCTCCACTTTGCTTAAATTGCAAGTTACCTGTGCTAACATCTGAAGGTTGCTGAACCCATGTATTAGTCTTTTCGTCTAAGGCCTGTCCTTCTTTGGCATAAGGAGCATCTCCTTTTTTCACTGTACTGTATCCCATACTCGAAGCGCCAATGGCATTACAGTTATTGGGATCTTGAACTAGATTGGTAACTGATCCTATATTTGTTTCTGTTACACCCAACTTTTGAAACAATGTACTATTATTTGTACTAGTACTAGGATTTGCTGTGGCTGTTGCAGAACTTTCTCTTTGATTAGATCCAGAATTAGAAGTCGATGACGAGCTGGCGATATCTACCGGGAACAGTATAATAATTTGATCTGCTACATTTATTGAACCGTCTTTGACTTGTAATCTTTGATAATCATTTAGCACTTTCTGAAGACTGTTCTCACCTGTTTGAAGTACTTCTTGTACCGTTTTACCTCTAATACTGATATCAGATTTAAGTTTGGTATATCTATCTGAATGGGCTCCGTCATTCCATGCCAGTGCTGCTATTTTATATATAGATCCTTTTCCATTAACACTCATTTCAATAGTGTTTAACTTAAGAGGAATATATTTTTTTAGTTGCGGGAGATCAACTACTTCATTTTGTTCAGTAAATCCTTTAAATTCAATAGTTAATAAAAACGGTGCTTCGTTATATCCGTTGTGTCCTAATCTTTCGCAGGCCACGGCCAACGATTGAATAAACATACCCATAGAATAGGGTTCGGTTATATCAAAATTCATTGTGGTGGCACTGGTATTCTGTGTGGTCTTGTCCCATCCATAGATACTATCCATGGAAAAATTATCAATAAAGAAATCAAACTGGCCGTATTCTGTTTGTACTCTATTATAGGGATCGCCGTTACCACTTTTACAGATGATAGTTTTAGGGCCGGTGGCTCTATAGGTACTGTCAGGAAAATTTATTTCGTCATCGTTAAGACACGATAGAGTAAAAATGTAATTATAACTGGCAAATATGCCAAGCACATTTGGATAAGGAGGTAAAGCATCTATCGATGTTGTAGCAGATCGCATTGAAGGTGCTTTTAGCAACTTACTGATGTCAACATTAAATGCACCCAATGGATCTTTTATAGCATTAGAAATTTGTCCAGGTATTTTATTTGCTGCCACTTGAAGTTGCCCGGCAGTCTGCGGTAAATTTGCAGCTAAATCTTTTGCCAGTCCTGTGCTACTAAGTTTGTTTACCACCGTTTTCACAGCATTCGTAGCAGTTTCTTTTATGTCAAATGGCATATTATAATCCTAGAATTGTTTTCAAACTATTTCCTTTAGGAATATAAATTTGTGTACCAGGTATGAAATCAAATATAGGATCTTGTATTACATCTAGATTGCGTTGTGTAAAAACCCACCAAAGAGCAGTATCACCATATAAATCATATGCCAATAAGTCAGGACGATATGTGTATTGAGCTTCTATAGTATAAAGAAAATCGTCAGGCTCTGCTGAAACTGTGCGTATGGTCAACACGTCAAGATAATTATCTTTAATTGATGTACTATACCAAGGACTTTTTGCTGTATATTTTGCCATTAGATGTATCCTGATCCTGAACTTGTCATATAATCGCCGTTGACAAATTTTTGTAGACTAAATGTTCTAACACTTTCTCTACTGTATATAGGTTGTAAACTAACTGTAAATGAACTCTTAGTAGGTACATGGCTACCGCCACTGGCGCCACCGCCTGACGATAGTGCAGCATTTAATAAAGATGATCCTGCACCAATAGCAGCACCCAGTGCTTGTGCACCTGGAATTTGACTTATTACATTTCCTAATTGGCCTGTTATACCTGTTGATGTTGATATTGTAGAAATATAATCTGAAGTTGCATCTAGTTGAACACTAAAATTTGTAACTACTACAGGAACATTTTTAAAAACGTATTCACCGTAGCCGTTTAAACTAAGGATAGGAGGCGGATTACCTGCTGGACTAGATTCTCCAGTAAACATCTTAGTCACTGACCTTAAGAAATGCATAGCAGCAATCCAATACTGTGCTTGCACTGCATCTTCCACATTCATTGGTGCTGTAATTGTAATTGAATCTGGTGAGCTATGTTGATAGGTACGGAATGGATAGTTATTATGTATAGGGTCAACTGCACTGTAGGATGCAGAGGATCCAATATTAATTTGAGGTGTATAAGGAAATATTAATCCGCCAGCTGCTTTTAACGGAGCAAATATAGAACTTGAATCAAAGATTGTACCGCCTGGTACACTTAATCTTACACGCCAATCTAGATTAGCATCAGAGCCGCCAAATTGTGCTGCTGCTCCGGTTATTTTTCCTATAACATCGCCGCCGGCTGGAAGATTAACACTTCTAATCTTACTGATCAAGTTAGCAGGATTAGCTAAATTACTAAGTGCCGAACTTAACTGCATACCTACATTAGACGTAGTGCCTAATTGGCCAAATGCTGCTTGAGCACTTGACCCGGTGGATTGTGCTCGACCCACTATAGTACCAATGCTTGCACCTAAATCAAAATCTGCCATTAGAGTATCTCCTATACTCTATTTATTTGACAAAATTATATGAGTAGTTTATAATGCTATATGAGGATCGCATAGAATGACTAAAGTCAATTACCTAAACAATAAAGATATATTAGAAGAAATACACCGCTCAAAAAATACATTTTCGACTTATACAAAGCCGGAATACAGTCGTTACGACCTTATACTGCCCAGTGTAGATAAGATTAACATACGCACTATAGCCGAAGCAAAGCGGGCACAGGCCAAACGACTTGGACATCAAGAATATGATCGGAGAAAGAACGCTGGAGAAAAAGTCAAACAAGCGGATTGTGAAGTTGACTATAAGAAAATTGCCAAAACAGATGTTGTGTTCAGAATTATGACCTTTGAACACATACCATTAAACACTGTTAGAAAGCGTAATCCAAAGACTATAGCAGACGGCAGAGATAAAGTTAACTTTCCTCCGTATCAACATTGGAAATTCAACGAAGAAGATGTGCTAGAGTGTGTGGGTAAAAGCCATTGGAAGGGTGATCTAGACACTGGCGCCTTTAACAAAGATCATGGGCAGATAACAAATACACTGGCACGTATGTTTATTAAACTCTGCGAACGTTATGCTACACGTGGTAACGTTAGAGGATACACATATAATGACGAAATGCGGGGGCAGGCCATTCTACAGCTAACACAAATTGGCCTACAGTTTGACGAATCAAAGTCAGATAATCCGTTTGCCTACTATACAGCCGCAGTTACTAATAGTTTTGTAAGAATTATTAACATAGAAAAACGCAATCAAGGTATTAGAGACGACATTTTAGAAATTAATGGTATGAATCCCAGCTACTCTAGAACTAACAGCGGAGAGTATGAAGCCGGCCTAAACAGATTTAACGAAGGTACTGAATGAGTTTATTCAAAAAAATTGCCTGTTTCACAGACATACACTTTGGTCTTAAGAGTAATAGTCATACTCATAATCAAGATTGTTTAGATTTTGTTGACTGGTATATTGCAAAAGCCAAGGAGCAAGGCTGTGACACTGGAATTTTTATGGGCGATTGGCATCATAATCGTAACAGTCTTAATATCACTACTATGGACTATAGCCTTAGGGCCCTGGAAAAGCTAGGTCAGGCATTTGATCAGTTTTACTTCTTTCCAGGTAATCACGATTTGTACTATAAAGATAAACGAGATATTCATTCTGTAGAATTTGGCAAGTATATTCCAGGTGTTACTGTTGTACATGAACCAACAACCATAGGTGATGTGTTACTTTGCCCGTGGTTAGTAGGTGATGAGTGGCGTAAAGTAGAACGATCAACTGCAAGATATTGCTTTGGACACTTTGAACTGCCCTTGTTCTATATGAATGCCATGGTGCAAATGCCCGATCATGGGGAGATACAGCTCAAACATTTTAAAAACTTTGAACTAGGATTCAGCGGACACTTCCATAAGCGTCAACAAAGAGAAAATGTTATATATATTGGCAATGCTTTCCCTCACAACTATGCAGATGCGTGGGATGATGAACGTGGCATGATGGTTCTAGAATGGGGCCAGCAGCCTGAATACTTTACATGGGATGATCAGCCTAAGTTTAGAACCGTTAAACTAAGTCAGTTAATTGATGGTGCAGATACACTAATTAAATCTAAAATGCACTTTCGTGTAACCTTAGATATTGATATTAGCTACGAAGAAGCTAACTTTATTAAAGAAACTTTCATGAAAGACTACGATATTCGTGAACTAACTCTAGTTCCTGAGAAGAAAGATGTTGAAGTTAATACTAACATTGACATACAGGCCTTTGAAAGCGTTGATGAGATTGTTAGTAAACAGATCATTAACATACAAAGTGAACAATTTAAAGCCAATACACTGTTGGCAATCTACAATAGCCTATGATTCGCATAAAAGATTTGACAGTTAAAAATTTTATGAGTGTGGGTAACCAGACTCAAGCCGTGAACTTTTGTCGAGAACAGATGACTCTTGTCTTAGGTGAGAACTTAGATCAGGGCGGAGACGACAACGGAAGCCGTAACGGCACAGGTAAAACCACAATCATCAATGCCTTGAGCTTTGCCTTGTTTGGTCAAGCACTGACCAATATTAAAAAAGACAATCTGATCAATAAGATTAATGTTAAAAACATGTTGGTCACACTAACTTTTGAAAAAAATGGGCAGGAATATCGTATTGAACGTGGACGTAAGCCTAATATTTTAAGATTCTTTGTCAACGATCAAGAGCAGGCCAACGAAGAAACAGATGATGCTCAGGGTGACATGCGTGAAACGCAAAAGGATCTTGATGATATCCTAGGCATGAGTCACGATATGTTCAAACATGTTGTAGCTTTAAATACCTATACTGAGCCGTTCTTATCTATGAAGGCCGGCGAGCAACGTGAAATTATTGAACAGTTGTTGGGCATTACTCTGCTTTCAGAAAAGGCAGAAGCCCTTAAAGAACTTATTCGTATTACCAAAGATGATATCATTCAAGAAACTGCTCAAATAGAAGCTACAAAAAAAGCCAACGAAAAGATTGAAGAAGGTATTGCAGGATTAAAACGCAGGCAAGACATGTGGCTAAAGAAGCGACAAGAAGATGTTGAATCTCTGGCACTACAATGGTCTGAATTAAATCAATTAGATATCATATCAGAACTACAGGCGCATAAAGACCTAACTATATATAATCAAAAGCGTAAGTCAATTGATGAACTTACTAAACTTATTGCCCGCTGTGTTGCAGATGAAGCAAAAGAAACAAAACAAATTGAAAAACTAAAGAAAGAAATTGCAGAATTAGAAAATCACAAATGTTATGCCTGTGGGCAAGACATGCACGATGAGAAACATGAACAAGTTCTAGCAGAAAAACAACAAGTACTAAAAGAAACTGCACTGCAAGCCCTGGCAACAAACGGTCAGTGGATGGAAAATACTGAGTCACTTGCTGCTCTGGGTGAGCTAGGTATTCAACCAACTGTTTTTTATAGTCGAGAAGAAGAAGCAATTAATCATAGAAATACAATTCAAAATTTAGAACAACAGATAACTGCTAGAGAATCCGACGAAGATCCTTATCAAGAACAAATTAATGAACTAAGTGAAACTGCCTTACAAGATATTCTTTGGGACAAGGTAAATGATCTAAATAATCTTAAAGAGCATCAAGAATTTCTTTTAAAACTACTGACCAGCAAAGATAGTTTTATCCGTAAAAAGATTATTGATCAAAACTTGGCCTACTTAAACAACAGGCTCACTTATTATCTTGACAAGATGGGGTTACCGCACAGTGTAACATTCCAAAACGATCTCACTGTGGAAATTACACAACTTGGACAAGACTTAGACTTTGATAACTTGTCAAGAGGTGAACGTAACAGACTCATCCTTG